TGCGAAGCGCAGATCGAACACTATCATGATCTCAAGCACTATAGCGAAGACAGCGGGGGCTTCTGCCCCCACTGTGATAGCGATCATCTAGTCGTGATGCAGTCTTACATTGTGTATCAACAAGTTTACGCAAGATCAGATGATGATGCTCTTGAGACAGCTTTGGAGATAGACGAATGGCAAACACAAAGTGGAAGTATCACACAGTCATAGACCCTGACTTTGACACTATGTTCTTTGGACCAGTCGATGTTCATTTCCAAGAAGAACAATACCAAGGCAACAAGTCACAAGGAGACGAGGTACACATCAGGCCATCAGTTGTTAAGAAGCCAGCAATAGGCAAGCACTCAGTATGGCCTGAGTTATGGAGACGCAAATGGAGAACCTGATGAGATACGAATTGTATCATTACCTGATGGACTCAATCGCCACTCACTTTGAGATACAACTCAAAGATCGTGACCACTACACCGAACAAGACTGGCGTCGATTAGAATACAAACACGACGCGTGTGTCATGTTTATCAATCAGAAACTAGGAGAACCAATCAATGAACGATCTGTTTGACAAGCTGGGATTAGACCAGCCAGATTTTCCAGATACACCAGCGTACAAGCTGGCTCGTCGTGATGACCCAAGCACCAGCCATGACGCTGCCGAGCAGCTTGATGTCAGTAAGATGGAACGCATTGTATTAGCTGCAATCACCAGCTTTTCTGCTGATGGCTGCATATCAGATGATGTGCTGCGCATCCTGCCGAACCATCGATACAGCACAATCACTGCTAGATACAAGCAACTCAAAGAGAAAGGCTTGATCTTTACTGACCATCGCAAACGCAAGGGCGAGTCTGGTCGTCAGCAACTAATCATGTGGGCAAAGGAGTTCTACACAGAAGATGCGGAAGTTTAGATATCGGCCAGCCATTACCAATGGCAATCCTGTTGTGCAGTTTCTGTTTAAAGAAATGCACAGGCAAAGATGCTGCCAGATAGATCTTGCAGAAAGAGTTGGCCTTCACAGAGATACATTGAGGAAGTGGCGCACTACGCATACGCCACGAGTCAATGATATCGAAGCTGCTCTTAACTATCTGGGCTACACACTCAAGCCAATACGCATCAAAGATTGACATGACTGCGACATTGCAGGAGTATTCCTGCATGAAAAGCTACATGACAACGCTCACTAACAGAGCCAAACGCCACAGAGTTCCGCTCAAAGATGCTTTCATCAGAGCGGGGCTTCCCGACTCAACATATTACAGAGCCAAGCAAGGCAAGGAGTTACGATACGAAACAGCTAAACTCGTGTTTGATTATATAACCAATGCCAGCCAAAAACAGACGCATCAAAAAAAATCTTAATCAAGGCAAGTCACAGACATGCGAAGCATGTGGAGTAGTGACACCTTGGTTTGTCTGCCCTGTTGCTGGCATCAACCCGCCGTCTTGGTACACCATATGCCTTGACTGCTATCAGGAGAACCAATGGCAAACAAGAATCGCGACAAGGGAAACTACCACGAAAGGTGGTTCGTCAACTGGCTACAAGAACTCGGCTTCACAGCCAAACGCCAGCCCCTCTCAGGCGCACTCGGAGGAGAATACTCCGGCGACATCATCTGGAAACTCGGACGACTTGAGTTGGTGGTGGAAGTAAAATACAGAGACAAGTCAAACTTTCCCAATCCATTCACCGTTGTGCGCGACGTTGCATTTTATAAACGCAAAACCGGCAAGCCTAAAACTCTGGTAATCTTTGATGGCGATGTGTTCGAGCGAGACATTGCCCCGCTACTCACGAAGAAAAAGCGAGTAGCCAAGTCAGGGCTTACAGAAGATTGGCAACCAAGTTCTGATCTACAACAGGACATTGATAACAAGTTAGGAGCAGAGATAAACCATGACGCTGAAACAGATAAGTTCCGCAATCACCACCTCTCGAAAGGCAACACATTCAAACGACCTGACCTCGCTTATAGAAAGTGGTGTCGTCAAGCAGTTGAGTGGGGAACAGCAGCAACGAGCAGTGGCTCGTCTGTTGGAAGTAAAAGATCCGGCAAAGGTGGACAGCAATCTGGTCACTTCGCTGGCATCCTTGCCGGGCTTGACGATTAGTCCTGTTGAACGCACACGATTCCCCCGTGATGCCGACATACAAATCACACTGCTCCGCTACGACATACAATGTGAGGACGAACAGTCACTGGATCGTGCGTTAAACGCCGTACAAGCGTCACTGACGCCCCTCTCGCCAGAAGATATAGGTAAGCAGCTAACTATGCTTGCCACGCTTGTGGTGAAGCCCAGTGGCGAAACAGCAGAAGACCAGACAATCAGGATCAAATCGCTCACATCACAACTGATAAAGTATCCTGCGGACATCGTGCTGTATGCCGTCCAGAAGGTCGCTGAGTCGTGTACCTTCTGGCCGGCATACGCCGAGTTCCACAAGCATATCCATTGGCGCATAGAAAAGAGGCAGAAACTAATGGATGCACTTGTATCCAAGAAGGTTGCGCTTACTGCATACTCGCAGTAGAATACATACAAAGGAGAACCAAATGAACCGAATAGGATTTATCGGCGGTAGCGACATGCGCCGCATCATGCAAGGTGACTGGATATCACTCTGGGAAGAGAAGACAGGACGCAAAAAGCCTGACGATCTATCAGATGTATTGCCAGTGCAGCTTGGCACATTCACCGAACAGTTCAACATCAACTGGTTTCAGCAGCAGACAGGCAAGCAAGTGTCTGCCAGCCAGCATGAGATCAAGCTGGATGTAGACGGTGTGCCGTGCAAGGGGATGCTTGACGGTCTTGTCGAGGGCGTCACACCAATCGAGTGCAAACACACCTACGACAACAACACTATCGACAATGTACTTAAGCAGTACATGCCACAGATCCAGTTCTACATGTGGGTAGGCAACTACACTGAATGTTATCTGTCAGTCCTGTTTGGCAACAGACGCTGGGAATCAGTGCGTGTATCTCGCGCCGATGATTACGTCGAGCGGATGCGTGTGCATCTCAAGACATTCTGGCAGCTTGTTGTAGATGACACACCGCCAGCAGAAGCTGATGAGGTGTATGGCAACCATGTTGCCTCGACCAACCAAGACAAGATTCCTGTCAACGATATGGTCAAGCGTGATGCGTCTGGTGACAATGAATTCATCAGCCGGTGCCATGACTACATCGAGCAGCAGGGTAATGCACAACTATTTGAATCTGCCAAGGCCGATCTCAAGGCAATGGTAGGCGATGATGAGCGAGAGGTGTACTGCGATCTCCTCACCATCAAGCGCGACAAGCGCGGATCACTTCGTATCGCAGTAAAGGAGAACCACTATGACGACTAAGAATCTAGCCACAGCGCTAATCAAGTTCCACGACAGTGGCGCAGCAGCCAAGAAGGGTGCAGCCAATCCCTTCTTCAAGTCCAAGTATGCCAGCCTAGAGGAAGTCATTGAGACTGTCCGCGCAGAAGCTGGCAAGGTTGGGCTGACATTCACCCAGCTTGTTGACTTCGACGAGCATCACATCTTTGTAACCACAACAATCATGCACGAGTCTGGTGACTCAATGACTGGTCGCACACCTGTGCTTACCAAAGACAATACCGACCCGCAGAAGATGGGCAGCGGCATTACCTACGCCAAGCGTTATGGTTTGCAAGCAGCCTTTGGTCTGCCGTCAGAAGACGACGATGGCAATGCAGCCAGCGTGTCATCACCCAAAGTAACCAAAGTTGCCAAGAAGAGCAGCGCACCAGCAGAGGAGACATGGTAATGCTAGGAATCAACAAACGACTCGACAAGATCGAGTATCGACTTGCGCGTATCGACAAGATGCTTGAAGACATGCTGACAGTTCCAAAACAGGTACCGTCAGTTGTAGTTCACAAGCCAGTATCGGAAAGCAGACAACGCAAAACAGACTGGTATCCAGAGAGTCTAGCCAAGTTCATGCTGACCAGATACAGAACCATTGAAGATGCAATGGCTAAGTTTGGATACACCAAAGAGTCAGTCAGAACCTACATCAAGAACATGCGCAAAGCAGGATTACCTATCAAAACTCGCGGACGCGCACCAACCCAATACAAGATCGACAACCCACACGGAGGGGCAAAACCCAATGGCTGAATACGACAACACAAACTCCGGCATCGCTGGCAAACCTTGGCCCGAACAGAAGCTGCTGCTTAACGGCAAGCTGAATGTATTCGGTGAAGACATGCCAATAGTCATTGTCACAGCAGAAACAAACACAGGCGAGAAGCGCCTAGAGGTCTTCCAGAAGATCGGTGTTATGTTTAGCAACGACAAGAACGGCAATGAAAAAGCGCCAGATTACTCAGGCCCACTCGACGGCTTGCATCAGGACTGGCGTGTTGCTGGTTGGCGAGGCGAGAAAGATGGACGCAAGTTCATGTCACTCAAAGTCAGCGAGAAACAGAAGCAACAACAAGAAGCAGAACCACATGTAAACTACACGCTGAAGCAAGAAGTTGCTTCACAAGAGGTCGATGATGATATACCTTTCTAGGCAGTCGGTTTTGGTTCTCCGGCTTAACTCCTAGCAAACTGACGGTCAGACCAACCTCACGGTCTGGCCGTCTTTCTTATGGAGACAACAATGATACTTGTAATACCAAGAAACGATGGCTTGAAGATTAGCGTCGAAGGCAAGCTGCATCACAAAGACATGACGCCAGAAGAGATGATGCAGATGGGTATTAGATTCCAGCAAGCTGCATTAGAAATGATTAGGCTGGAACAGCTAGAAGCCGCATCCGATCAACAAGACGCTGCGCACGGTTCGGCACCTGTCGATACCAACGGCTAGATTCCATCTGGTTTGCAGCCTCGTCCCACTCACCAGCCTCGACAGCAGCCTTCATCATTTTGAATTTTGATAATCTTGGATAACCAAGGTTAAACATCATGTTCGCAATTATTAACTGACAATCATCTGGTAACTCTGTGAAGCTGTCATACAAACGCAAGCAGTCACGCCGCACACTATCAAGATCCTGCTCGAAAGCCTCTCGCACCCGATCCTCATCAATCGGGGTGCCGAGAGGCTGGCCGTGTTCTGGATCATCTTCTGTAATTAGGTGGCCCACACCGAGCGTGGCGTATCCAAGATGATCGTTATAAATTTCATACTTACAACCTTCATCAATCTTCAACTCTTCCATCAGCTTATCGATGTTCATTTCTTCAATCCTTTTAGTCCGCGCAAACCAAATGACGCTGCTATTGAGGCATACATCGCCCACTGGAACCAGCTTGGTGTACGACCCAGCGCATCGAACCCACGCTCAACATAGGGCTGCAATGGCGGTATAAAACACATGGCAATAATAGCTATAAACAGAATAGTCCAAGCCTCATCCTTCCAGCTATCCTTGCTGGCTTCGGCCATAATCTTTTCCCAGCCAGCTTCATGCGTGGCAGCAACTTTCATTACCTCAGCCTCAGCCTCAGCACGAGCCACCTTTACTTGACTCTTAGCAGCCTTCTCAGCAGCCTTGCCTTTCAGCCAGCCACCAGCCAGTTCAGCAATGGCGGGTATTAGTGCCTGTATCATCTATTTTGCCTCATTATGTGTTTGACAACCACGCAAGAAATCACCTACATATTGATTGTTCAGGGGAACACGAGAGTGTTTTTCCAAAAGGGGGCGAGAGGAAACTCTCGTCCTTTTTTACTTTGTCCTGTTGTGCATGTCCCACATTATCGCTTCTCACTTCCAAGCCAAACAGCAAAAGCGCCAGTCATTGCGCCGCTGACCACACTCACCATCGCGGACTGCTGTGTAGTAATATCATCTAATGACATTCCCCATTCAATCACACGAATGTACATAATAGTCATTACAAACATCATAAAGCGCGGCAGTATCTTCCACTGCAAAACCTGTTCAGCACTCATTTCTGGCTATCCTTGATTGCTTTGAGGGTGTCATAAATATTAGGTGGTGGTGGCTGATCGATGTCCCACTGGCAGAGATATTCCTTTGGGCGAAACTCTCTAGGTGCAAACATCATAGTCTCTTGGGTATTGTGTGCGCCACGATACACGCATGCTGTAGTTTTCTTATCGATCTTCATGCACTTGGTAAGTCGGCACACAGTCAGATCGTTAGCAGCCTGTGCAAAGGCACCCCTTATCCAGAAGGCAAACAGCAATATGCCAACTATGCCAAACACAATAACGAGGCCAACACCTACGTTACCAGCAGTCTCAATGTTTTTCTTTCGGCGTTTAACAGCAGCTTGCCTAGCCTTAGCCCTACCATCCTTGGCTTCCTCACAGAAGCGTTCATAGTCACGCCACAGACCGGGGCGACCAGATAGTATCATCAGTTCTTTGAGTTGCTTTTCTTTCTCACGGATTTGCTCAAGAGCCATAAACTCTTCAAGATCATTACCACCCACGCCTCTGGCACGTTTCTTGTTGCCCTCTCGCATAAGATCTTCTTTGCAAGAGACAAAGGTGCCAAGAGCCTTACCAGCAGAGGCTAGTTCACGCCCATTCTGGATGGTGGTTTTAATGACTGCAAAGGCGGCATTGGCTGCTGCAAGTTCTGCTAACATCAGTACACCTTTGTGTCCTTATCTACCATGACTGGCAAACAGTAAGCGGTGATCTTCTGTCCTTGTTTGTGCAGTCGTTGTGCAAAGTACACGCAGTCATCAACAGAGCGAAAGTACATATCATTGCTCTTGAGGCGTTGCTCTTCACCCAAGCCGACAAATACAAACAACAAAAAGACATGAATCATCCATTAACAATTAGCCCTATAAGCAAAACAATGGTGGTTCCAGCAGTGCCAATCATAATGTGTTCGATGCGCTTGATACGCAGGATGGTTTCCTTCCAGCGTTCAGCGCACACAGCCTCGTGGGTGTCGATCTGAGACTGTACAGATGTGACGGTGGGCTTTGCCATTACCAACCAGCCGGTGTTGCCTGACGCATTGGCGGGTTAGCCAGCGCAGTCATCTGGTCATCGAGCAGCGTCTGCATCTCGTCTTCGGTCTTGTTGAGTGACTCAAGCGTCTTGGTCTTGGCCCAGTCCTTTGTAACGCTGTCAAAGGCAACAAAGTCAGGGTCGTCAGCTTCCGGTGTCTCCAGACCAGCGGTGCCGTATGCCGACACAGACAGCGGCTGGCCTTCTGCGTTTGTCTCGCTGTCGCTGACGGCTGTGACGCGCCAGTGGATAGTCTTGATGCAGTCGTCATGCCCATTCTCAGGCTGATTGCAGACGTCGAAGTTGAAGTTCCAAGTGTATGTGTTGGCCACGATTAAATCTCCTGTGCGTCCATAGCTGTTTGATATGCTGTCTTCACAGCGTCGGTCCACACAGCATTACAGATGCCCTGAACCTCAGTGCTTTCGCCGCTGATGTCTGTGTCTCCCCAAGTGCCAGCGTTATCAACAGTGCCATCTTCGTTATATGTGCGGCCTGTCTTTGTGCGGCAGTGCAGAACGTGCCGTGAAAAACTGCGGCTAATCTCCACGCCATCGCGCTTGATGACCGTTGCAGTGCGTACTTGCACATGCTTGTGGTCGCCAACCACCTCAATCTTGTCTTGTGCTGTTTCTTCTGTAAGTGCCATTTTTATCTCCTTTGGCTGGACTGTCCGACCCGCATATCCGACGGGGTTAATCTGTTACGTAGCTAAACGCCACGCGTAGGGATATGCTATTTGCGCCGCTTGTTTCACTACCTGTTAAACTTGTCCCATCTACTTCATGAAGCTGAATTGTTGTGCCATTGTTGCCAATAAACACCTGATTGAAGGTGTTGGAAAAATTATTCTGGTATGTGATTACGCCGCCCATACTTGCATAACCGCTACTATTTGTAGCCACATAAGGAAGCCCTTCTATAGTTACTTGGCCGCTGTTGCGACTGGTTGAACTAAATGCAAGCTCTATGTGACCAACAACAAGTCTCCCAATCTTAGTTGCCCTGCCTTTGTTAGTCGTATAAGACACGCTTGAGTAGCCATTAGAAACTGATGGGGAAAAATCTATTTCTTCATAATCATCCAGATGATTAGCCGCCGCCGTGCCGCCCAAGTAGACGCCCATTCCGCTTGCATTGGCATTGATGTAACCGACAACGGTGTTGTCATTTCTTACTTCTATTGCGGCACCATCAGAACCACGCCTGTTTACAAGTAACGGCGCACCATTACTGCGTGACATCAAGGTTTCAGCCGATGCCCTAATTACTGTGCCATCAGCGGTAGTGCCGTTTGTAGTCGTACCCACCAGCAAGTTGCCCGATGAGTCGATGCGCATTGCTTCTGAGCCGTTGGTGTCAAACTCCATAAAATTGTTGGAGTGGTTGTAGACAATTCGGCCAGCCATCCCAGCGTTGTCGTTGAAATTAAGGCCAGAATTGTAGCCTGTATAAGCCTGAATGATTACATCTGCGTGTGCGCCATCTTTGCCTTTGATGTGTAAATCCTCAGTCGGCCCCGTAGTGTTGATGCCCACGTTGCCGCTGCTGTCGATGGTCATGCGGGTGTTAGCGGCTGTTCCGAACAATAATCTCCGGCTGGAGTGGCTGTATTCTATGTACCCATCATACCTTGCCGCACCGGATGAACCGTCAGCGAAATAAATCCTATTGACGCCCGATGTGCCGCCATACAAAGAAATGCCGTTGTCACCAGAACCGTCGCCAACTACAAGCTGATTTGCGCCAGTGTAAAAGTTGCCCGGAGTAGAATTGCCGATGCCCACGTTGCCGCTTCGGTCTATTCGCATTGCCTCGCTTGGCGAAGAGCCAGTGCGAAACACCATTTGAGCATCGTTTGTGCCGGTAGTGCTGGCCGTTGCGTCAAGGTACATCGCACCTGCATAGTTAGTGAAAGTGCTGCCAAAAAGCTGGATGCCAGCGCCAGCAGAGCCACCCTTCAACGTAATCTGTGCGTCTGTCCTGTCGCCCTCAATGTCAAGTGACGAAGACGCGACTTGCGCCACTACAATACTACCGGTTCCCGCTGGGTCGATGTTTACATTGCCATTCGTATCTGTGGACGAGATAGTGTTGCCGTCGATGCGGATATTGTCGACGTTAAGCTGGTCAGCCGTCACAGTGCCAGTGACATTGATGTTGCCAGTGCCAGTGATGTCATTGCTGTTCAGGTCTAGGTCGCCGCCAAGCTGCGGCGTGGTGTCAGCAACAATGTTTGGTGATGCTGCTTGCCAAGCCGAGCCATTCCAGATGTAAAGCTCGTTGTCACCTGTGTCGAAATACAGGTCACCATTCGTCAGCGCATCGCCGTCATTGTCCACAGTTGGGGCCGAAGCCTTGGCACCGAGGTAGATGTCGTCAAAAGCATCAAAGGAGGCCGCAGCAGACGCAGCAGACGCTGCCGCAGCCGTGGCAGATGTTGCAGAATTGGTGGCGCTGGTGGCAGCTTCAGCAGCCTTTGTTGTTGCTGTTGCTGCATTGGTAGATGCGTTCTGAATGTCAGTAATATTGGTGGCGGCTGTATTCACATCAGAAATGTTGCTTGCCACTGTACCAATGTCGGTCGCATCAGCAGCAACCGCTTGAATATCAGCAGAATCACCAGCCACCGTCGTAACGTTTGCAGAGATGCCAGCAACCGTTGTGATGTTTCCGCTGATACCGGCCAGCGTATCCATGTTGGTAACATTACTTGCTGTGCCAAGCGTATTCATGTCTGACACAACATCAGCAGTGCCAAGGGTATTCAAATCAGACACAGCATCAGCAGTACCAAGTCTTCCAATCTCTGTGGCCTTTGCAGCTACTGCACCAATATCTGTTGCATCCCCTGCTACCGCAGTAACATCAGAAGATATACCGGCAACTGTTGTTACATTGCTAGAGATACCGGCTACTGTGTTTACGTTGGAAATAGAACCAGCAACGGTGCCAATATCTGTTGCGTCACCAGCTACCGCAGTAACGTCAGACGAGATTCCAGCAACCGTGGTGACATTAGAGCTAACACCAGCAACTGTGCTTACATTGCTGCTAATGCCAGCAACAGTCTGAATGGCGTCTGTAGAATCAGTGCCGTCTTCAATATCAGCCAGTGTTGCTATGTCAGCAGCTGCAGCGGATACACTCTGCACATCAGAAATACTAGGCCCAGATTCGACAGCACCAGTAGATGCGTTAAACGCTAGTGTTTTGCCCTTGCGTGTATCAACATCTGGCAGCACCAAAGACACAGCTGTGTCAAAGTCAGTAAGCTGTAGTGCGCGTGACGCCTTGTCATCAAGGTCAGCAGCAATGGCAACCAGCTTATCAAGTTCAGTGTTTAGTGAGCCAATCTGAAACGACCCAGATGCAGGGAAGTCAGTAGTTCTTTTAAGATCGATGTCGCGTGTAATAACAACCGTGCTGCCGCCTGTAGCACCGGTAACACTCATTGTTACCGTGCCAGTTGATCCATCGCCACCTGACACTGTGTAGTGAGTGGTAATTGTTTTGAGTGTGCCATCAACATACACGTTTAGATCCGCAGCATCGAAAAACTCGAACGATACGGTGAAGGAGGTCTGTGTTGCCCCCTGTGCTACTGCGTACGATACGCGAGGTGTATTGTCTGCAAGGTTGATTGTCATACCGCAATCCTACTCTTTCTAGTTAATAACGTCCACCCGCGAAGGCTCTAGCTGTTTCATTGGTTGTATCTTTGAGAAAATGTAGTTGCGCACCGGGCAACTTACGCAATATTTTTGCGGAACCTTCTCCATAGTTTCCTTGAAATAAGTCAATAACACCACGCCCAACATCTACCGCATAAGATGGGCCAGCACCAGCAACACCTGTAAACGCATCAACAAGACTTTCTTCCTGCTTAAACTTTGGCTTGATAATACCAGCACCAATATCTGGGCCGCCAAGAGCCATACTGATGCCCATAGAGGTATAAAACAAATCTGAATACAAAGCAGCTACACCGGACGCATCAAAAGATCTGGCAAGTTTTTCGCCAAAGTCCATACGCTCCATCTGCCAATCTTTGTACTTCATAGACATGCCCATGTAGCCAAGGCCCATAGCAGCAGCAATAGCAATGCCCTTGTTCTTTACCTGACCCTGTGCAATCGAAGCCGTAATTTTGTTTGCAGCAGCAAAACTGTAAGACAGGAACTGGAATGGCATACCCAAAAGGCCGTTCTCAATTCGAGCATAGCCCTTAAACTTAGAATCTTCCTTCATGCCAAACTGTTTAGCAACGTGCATTGGCACATAGAACACACCATCAACAGCAATCGGCTTGTCTGCTGGCGTACCCATAAGGACTGTGTTGCCAATACCACTGTTCATTGCAGTGCGGAAGTTTTCAACTGCGCCTTGTGATGTCTTGCTTTCTTTGATCGGCTTTTCTTTGTTTAGACGCTTCAGCGCGTGGTTGTTAATACGCCGCTCGTAATCAATGCTCTTTTCATTCTTGCGACGAACAAATTTGCCGTGGAACATCTCGTGCAAAAGCACATAGTCTTGCAGATCTTTTTCTGTCTTAAAGGAGTCTGCGTGCTTGAGTCTAAACTCAGCGTGCATAATAAACTCAGCGCGTCTGTCTTTAGCTGCGCCATCAGGCATCTTTTTAATTTCGGCCTTCTTGGTCTTTATCAGAGCCTCAAACTCAGAGCGTTTAGCTGTGTCTTTTATAGATGTAAACATCTCTGATATCTTGTCAAAGTTTAGATACACAATGCCCTTTTCATTATGCACATACTCATGCTGCCCAAGAGGAATACCAGCTTCATCATCTTTCCAGCCGAAACGTTTACGCGCAGCAGCGTACTCATCAGGGTCAGAGATAATCTGCTTTACGTTAAACTCGTCACCGTATCTAAACACAATGGTGTCATAGCCTAGATCGACATAGTTAGCTTGAGTTTGGCGTCCTGTTGTCCACTCACGAGTGTTAGGCAGATACAAGCCACCATCAGTCTTGTCCCACGGAGCATTGGCAATCTCAGCAGCTTCCTGCTTGCCAATGTTGTAACGAGCCAGATAGGCAACTTCCATGTCGCTAGCTTCGCCACGAGTCAGCTTAATTGAGTAATCAATCAAAGTATGCCCACGCGCAATAGCATCCATCTTTTTAAAGATGGTTGTCATAGGTGCCACGCCGTTCAGAAGGAAGAAGCCACTGCGAACCTTAGACATCAACCCTTCGTTTAGCGGGTTGTTAATCATGTTTTCGCTAAATCTTAGATGAGCGTCACCCTTAAGAATATCAATAATCTCACCAGCAATGCGTCCCTCTTCGGCTGTCATGCGCACACGGCTATTGCCCATAACACCAAAGAGGCTTTTGAACACAGTACCCATTTCGTGTTCCATCATTACCTTGGCAAAATCAGGCAGCGTGGCAAAGCCCGCAGAGCCAAGGTAGTTTAGCATTGCCAAATCTTTAAGGATAATAGCACCCTTGTAGTTAAAAGCATCAGGGTTGCGAATAATCTGACCATTAACACGATCATTAAGATGCCGCACATCACGCAGAGTTTTGTTAATCCGCAATCTGCTAACACCAGCAGCAAGCATGTCGTCTTCTACATCATCCAGCAAATCATCAATGTTTTTGCCAAACTTTGTCTGAAACTCAAACTGAGGCGCGACCTTTGCCGTGTAAGCCTTCATAACAGCGACAGGGTTGGTTTCAATAAAGTCTAGAACCAACTCGTTAGGCACATCTACGTCACGATGCCGGAAGTGCTTGGAGCGACCATAGCCATAAAACGCATTAGACTCTGCACTTACATCATCAAGGCCAAGAATCTTGTCAATTGTTTCATCTGCTCGTTTACCGGCTGTGTCAGGATCTGTACGTACTCTTTGATACTTGCCAGTCTTTTCATTCAAGACATAGACGTATGGATTCTTAACATACCAGTCAGTAAGAATAGTATGCAGTTCGGCTCGACGAGAACGAATCTCGTCTTGCAACCAATAACGCGGGTGAAACTTCTCTGAGTTCTTTGCGTCCATCGGGAAATCTTTCATTGCCTGAACCTGTAGGTCAATGTCTTCCTTCTGGTCTTTTAGACGAGACAGCATACGCTGATTGTGCGAGAGGCGCTGATTCTCTGCATCAGTACGTTTTGCCTTTGCCTTGAGATCATCAACAATAGCCTGTCTCTTGGCAATGTCACCTTCAAGTATTATTGACTTGTTCTTGTAGAATGGCACATTGCCAATAAGACCAGTCTGATTAAGGCGTTTTTCCCAAGTCTCGTAAAAATCATCAAGCCGCTTCATAGCGCGAGATTCAGCATCTGTTGCCGCTGCCTCACCGCGCATACGCTTCTTGTTAATCTCTGTCATGTATTCTTGAAACGATACATTCTTTGGCTGGATCTTAGCCTTCTCAGCTAGCTTTTGCGTTACGCCACCAACATCGTAATCAAGAATAGTTTGCTTGCCTTTGCCAAACTCAGCAGCGTAGATGTTGCGCAACTCATCATAGACTTGCACCCACTCACCATCACGCATAGCCGCCCTTTGATACACAGAAGGGCCAACACGAAGGCCAAGCCTGTTCATATTAATCAAAATGCCACTGTCGCCAGCAATGCCAAGTATAACTTTCTTGGCTTTGTCAGGAACCTTTAGGTCTTGCAAGGTACGCTTCATTGGCGTTGATACAAATTTGTACAGAGGGCTATCAGTCCACAGGTTTTTAGGCAAACCATATGGATTATCCATTCCATCAATGACTGCTTCATCTGCTTGGCGCAAATCTGACTCGCGCTTAAACATGTTGTATTCGTCTTTGCGTCCCTTGAGGTCTGCTGAAAGTGTGTTTACTGCCTCTTCAGCGTCGTCTAGAGCGTCTTTAGTTGCTCTTAGATCATCAGGTGTCCTTGCGGCATCAAAGGCCGCTCTACGCTCATCTAACAGCTTTGTAGCGTCATCAAGGTTTTCTTGCAGCTTGTTGATAACGCGAGGTGCTGTTGTTGTTACAGCATCCAGTTCATAGTTCTCTATCTGAGAAAGAGGCCGCTCACTTGTAGGTGCCGGTAGATTCTTGTTCACATCAGGATCAGCACGAAGCGCGGCGTGATCTGTACCAAGGGCATCTTTTGTTTTCTGGAACGCAGCAGCGCGACGAGATGCGGGCACAGACAGTGCGCCGCCAAGCAAACCACCAGCTACAAAAGCAGAGCCAATATTGATTGCAACTTCTTGTGGCGTTCCAACAGGATCAAATGGTGCGCGACCAACCTCCTGTACAGTTTGCAAAGCAGCAACAGAAGAGCCTGTTCTCAAAAAAGAACGCGCAACACCCAGCCCGATACCGCCAAATGGAAGTGCAACCAAGTTAATAGGATCAGCAAGGCCAGCAAAGAAATGTTGACCAAAAGTAGCTTTAGCCAATATTTCACGACGCTCAAGATTTTCATCAATCGCTCGTTTTAGTTCGACCATATGCTCAGAGTTCTTGGCATCCATAAGATCGTCACGGTATGCCTCATAGCCCTCAATGTCTTCTAGTGGTCTATAAGCAGGATCTTCTTCACCACGAAACTTAACAGCATTGCTAATGTATTCGATGATTGGATCATACTGATAGCCAACAGACGCGCCGACAACCTCAAAGAAGTTTGGGTCATCTTTTTGAAGCTGAGTCTTTGCCCCTCTGTAAAGGATGCTGTTGCCGGAGAATGGATCAATAGTTGGCATTATCTACTCTGCCTAAAACGAAGCTCAAGATCATCAAGGCTAAAGTAAATAAACTCTGGCCCATTATCTGTTTCATTTACATACGGAATAACATCACCGGTATCATCTACATACACAGCCATGTATCGAACATCTTCTGTTTTTGCACCACCAGCAAAAGGCAAAGGCATTAGCCGCATCTCAGTAGTAATTTCTTCTGGCCTTCCTTCTATTTCAATGCCCTTGCGTCGTCTATAACGATCACCGGTTTTTCCTTTGCCAATGGTATCAAGCAGAAACCTAGCGTCATCGACACCCATCTCAGAAAGCATATTGTTCATAATCCCAACAACTGCTGGTACCTTATTGCCAAAGCGGCCACTCAAAGCCTGTCGAGATCTGTCTGCTTCTTGAAAAGCCGGATCAATAACTACGCCCTGCATTTTGTGATAGTTTTGCTCAAAGTATCTTTTGAGGTCAGCCTCAACCATATCTCTAGGTTTACCAGCAGCAATTTGATACTCAACAAAGTCTTTCATTTCTAATGCTGCATTTGCATTAGCATCACCAAAGACTCCGCTGTCTGTAGTTACCTCACCAATAAACTCATTAAGAGTTTGATTCCCAAGGAATCTCGATTTTTGATTCTGGAATACCTCTGCATTGTCTCGTGCGCCACGAAGCTGAGAAATGACTGTTGCAAAGTTTGCTTGATATCCACCCTCAAGCATAGAAGAAGCGTACAGTGCGCCTTCTAGCAAGCCTGTTTCTTCACTGCTAAAGCCAGCATAATCAAACATATTTATTTCTTGAGCAGAGTTAGGCTGACGAACATTTCCAAATATTGCATAATACTGAGCAACAACAGAAGCACGATCTGGATCAATCTGACCATCAATTAAGGTTCTGACGCTCTGCACCAGAAACTTAGGCAATACACCTGCCTCAACAACATCTTTTGCCCACTGACCGCTAGAATCAAGGCCATCTTGAGTTAAAAACCAAGTTTCATTTTGTCCGGGAGCATAAGCATCAAGTATGTCATTTTGGACAACAGACTGATGAGTCGCGTTTTGAGGCTTGCCAACTTCATTAGCAATATCCAATCGAGCATTTCTAACAGATGCAGACTCAGCATTGGCGCTATCAACAGCAGCTTTGTTACTTACATAATCTTCTGAGTCACGCTCAATAAGGGAACGGTCAAAGCCATAATCAGCAACCTGTACAATAGTATCAGCTAATGATTTAACCTCATCACTCATGTCAGCAGCAATGCGTCCTTCGTTCACAATATAATCAGTGAACTCTTTCATCTCGTTTGTATTAGTAAGTTGATTAGCTTTATTAATAAGACGATTGATAAGAAGCTGACGACTTGCTTGGAAAGAATTTGTTCTTAAGGTTTCTGTAATCAAATCGCCTTTTGCATCAAGAGCCGACTTAAAAGCATTTAACCTTGCAACAGCATCAGACAAATCTCCACTGTCAATCAGGTCAAGTATTTCGTCATCAGCAGTTTGACGAATCCCACTAATGCCAGCAGTTGCTTCAAGCTTTTCTAGGTCTTTGGCCTTTGCTGCATCTCTTTCTTCTTCAGTAACAGCTTGCTGTGCAGCAACTTCTCTCTGATTAAGAGCAGCTTGATATGTAGTTAGCTTGCTATTGAAGTCATCACGATAACGATAGAACTCTTCATCATTAATAATGTTCTCAATCTCAGGACGTAGTTCTTCTGGCACAGCCTCAAGATTGCCAGACTGAATAGCTATGCGTATGTCATTAACCGTCTGAGAGTCAGCACCCTTAAGAGCATCAATCTTGGCAACAATACGTTGTGCAGAGCCAGCATACATTGACTGAGCAAGGCTGCGACGCAGTTCTTCAGCGCGTGGTGGGCTTATCACGTTGCTTGTAACTGCAAGATCAATAGCCTTTAATTGCTCATTCAAAAGCAAACCAGCATCTTCATAGGAAGAGGAACCAGAAGTATAATTTACTGAACCAGTAAGAGTGCTGAGTGTTTTGCCAGTATCAGAAATATCTAATGCAAGCTGATCTGCAAGGTTCTGACGTTCTTTTCTATTAAACTCTTGCTGAAGGCTTAACTTGTTTGAAGCAAGAAGCGCACTACCAATGTTGCTAATAATGTTTTCAAACTTAGGTGAAGTATTTGCAGCAGACTCTTCAACAAACGTACCAAACTGGCTGCTAAATTTAGCAACGCCATCAGGATCATTCTCAAACTCGATAGCAAGCTCACGAGCCTTGATCTTGAAGTCTTGCTCTGTCTGAGCAATATAACGCCGCTCAATGAGTTCCTCGTAAGCATCAGCAGCCTCACGCCCAAATCCAGACGGAACAGTAAATGCTTCTGGCTCACCAGTAACAGGATTGATTGCACGAAGATCTGCCGTGGCAGCGGCTTGCGCCATCTCAACACCACGATCACGAGCTTGTTTTTTAAGTTCTTGAAACGAAGTCTCAATCATCGCATCAGCAAGACCGCCAACACTACGAGCGACTTCAGCAGCACCAGTGTTAGCGCGTACTACACCAATGCTTTGCGGAAGAAACTGACGCCTTTGTTTAATTACAGCCATTATGTCTCATCCGTTTTGTAAACATGATACCGATACAGGCCAGTAGTGATTGCGCTGCCAGC